TAGTTGGATTCGTTGATAAGTTTGTTCCAAAAACTTCATCTGATGCACTTATCTTACTATTTATTGCACTTGAAAAAGTAATAGTTGTTGAGTTAGAAACTGCGTTAGATACTTCTGCAAATGCAGGTTCATAGTGTTTAACTTCTTTTACTAGACCTGATGAACTGATTTGTGACGTTGTAAATAACCCTGTTGCACTATTGATATAATCTCTTTCAATAACATTTGTAATAATCTTACCAGTACTTACAGGGCCGAAGAAGTATATCTTCATTGTAAAGTCTAGTGTATATTCAATAACTCTTCTCTCTTCGAATGTCCCTTCGTACTGATCATCCATACTTACTGAATTTAAAACAATAGGAACATCCCTAGTGTCAGACATATCATCGATCATTTTCATAGTGACCGTGTATTCAGGTTGAAAGTATGGTAGAATTTGTTCTACAATTTGTAATGCATCTATAGCATTCTTTGCAAGAACACTTAGTGAGAAGTTTAGATTATATGGTGCAGGTTGATATTGAAACCCTCTATTAACTCCATCAGATTCTAGTGTTGATTTACCATGTCTGATAATTTTGTTTTGTTGTCTAGTTGCATCATATTCAAAACCTGCTAGTTGAAATGCCATACGTGGAAGAGAGATTGCAGTCCTGTTACCATCAGAAAGATTAGGTTCTTCTGCAAGTCTCTGTAAAAACTTCTGTTTAGGGCCGTATGAAATAGGTACCAATTGTTCTGTTAAAACAGTACCATCTGATTTTGTTTTCTTAACTTTGATGTTATTAAAGAGAGTACCGAATATAGAAATTGATCTTTTGATAGTCTCATTATAAAAATATGTACCAAACATTACGGTTCTCCAAATGGATTCGTTTCACTAAAGTCTAAGTAAGATGTGTCTTTATCTTCAAACTCTTTGTTCTGTGCGTTAGGGTCATTACTCATAGTCATGATATCTGTAATTGTTAAGATGTCGTATGATGCACCATTGTCTGCACCTACAAGTGTGTCTCCAACTTGTAGTGTTCTAGTGTTATCTTTGATTGTAAGTTTTCTAGTAGATGCAACCCACGATACAACTTCACCTACTACGACACTATTAAGTGTAACATTTTCATTTGCGTAGTATGTTCCAGTTCCTGTTGCATCCATTGTAAGTTCAATTGAATATGCTTGTTGATCTTCAACAAGATCAATGAATGTGTTACCAGTATCGAAATCTTCTCCACTATATTCAAACAATTCACATTGAAGTTTAAACACAAACAGTTTACCAACTTGATAGAAAGGATTTTCGTGTTCTACAAACTTGATTTCAAATAATGAACCTGACATAGGGAAATAGATTAGATCACCTTCATTTGGTCTGAGTGACGTTGCAAGGTTACTATCTAAGGAAATGAACCTTTCCCATGAACGTAAAGATAAAACAAACGTGGCTTGGTCTCTTACTTGTACACCAAACTTACTGAAAAGGTCTCCTTCTCCTTCGAAACCTTCTGTGTTTTCAATATACATTTCAACACTGTATGCATCTCCATAGATTGATTGAATGTCCTCTCCTAGTATAGAGTCCTCTTCGACTACTTCTCTAGGTAAGTAGAAACATTCGTGTCCATAGAATCGTAATGATTCAACAACTAAATCTTCGTAAAGATGTTGTTCAGTTTGGACTGCATGGTTAAAATATACATTAGTTGGCATAATTATCCTATCATATCCATCACAGGCATTTCATAATTTAATCTTGATTCTTCTTCCAGTCTCTGTATCTCCTCTTGCGCTTCTTGTTTCATTTGTGAACCGTCAAGTGTCACACCGCCAGGCAGTGGTATACCTTGGAACTTAGAAAGGTTTTCTCCCCATTGATACTTAACTAATGCAGTTGCATATCGTTTCAACCACATATCATTATAGATATCTGTAAAGTCTGAGGGGTCTAATTTACGATAACATTCTATGATTAAATACTCATCATCATTGATTGCATCTAAATCCATATCTAGATATAATCTATTCATGTGAGTGTTATATCTAATTGGTGTTCTACCGACAAGTATATGATCTAACATATTGATGTGTTGTTGTACTTGTTCGTAATATAAAATATTTGTTGACGTTAAATCCCATAAATCATTCAATCTTAATTGATACCTAAGATCAAACATATTCATATTGTGTTTATCATTAAATGGGAATATGTTAATCACTGCAAGAACATGTTCAGGTAACACGATGTAATTTTTTTGATGTTCTGACACTTCATTAGTGTAATCGTGTGTACCAGCAGGTGTTGCAGTGAATGACTCATTAGTCTTCATTGCAGTTTTCTTGGTGTTAGTAATCTGATGTTTTAGATACGTTTTGATTGAACCATCATAGTGATACTCTCTGAAATATTGGAGTGCTTCATCAATTCTATCGTCGAATTGATCGTCATCAACGTTTATTTCGAGTACAGGCGCACCAAGCCTTCTCTTGATATACTCTTTTAGTGCTGATTTGCTATTTGGTTCTGACATAGTAGTATTCCATTAATTAAATGTGTTACTACTATTTATGCGAATTTTAATCTTGGAAGTAAGTTCTCGACTGTAATCTGTCTATCTTTTCGTCTATTCGTTCTATCGTACTCATCATTCTTTGGAAGTCTGCTTCTATCTCTTCCCTTGTTACATACTCTTTTGCAATCTCTTCTCTTGTTTTATTAAGAAGTATATCGATTCTTTTCTGCTCTGCGAGAACAGACCTCACTAAAAATCCAAGTGGGAAAACGACAGCCGTGATGAATACGTGCCACAAAAATTCAGGGTTTACAGTTACTTCCATACATACTATTTAGAAGATTGGGTTCCCCTCTGAGTCTATTTCAAATAGAAATTCATCAGGGTCGTGGTCAAAATTACTACAATTACTTCCATCAGGATGATGGTATTTTACTTCCATATTAAATGAGATACTATAACGATCTTTGTTACTCATGTTAGGTTCAACCATGTGCATCAAACCACTTGGGAACAGAATTAACCTTCCACTTCTTGGTTCGATATTATGACTCATTCTAAACCTAGGTGAATTAGGATGGTCAGAAACCACCTTTGTGTCTTTATCTATTAATGAAATGCATCCTTCATCACCCTCTGCATGAACGTAAAATACACCACTATACCAACAACCATTATGTAAGTGTGGAGCATTCCATGCAGAAAAATCGTTAATATTAGCCCATGAGTTACCTATATTTACTGTACACTTAGTTTGGTCTATACGATGAAACGGTAAAACCTCATCTTTAAATTGTTGTTCTATCTTTCTCATCAATTGACTAAGTGCAGGATTTGATTCACAACCATCTACTGATTGCCATCCTGTATATTGGTTAGATACTTGTCTACCAGCAGGGTCTCTCTTTCTCATACCATCCATTGCATCTCTGCACATTTTAAGATAGTCTTCAGTGACACCTCTACGTTGATCTAGTTCAGGGTCTAATAAATCCTTCTCAAATACAAAGTTTGGAAATAATAATCTAACTGCCATTATCTAAATCTAACTCCAATTGATTTTCTGTTTCTTCACTTACAACTTTATGAAAAGGACATTCAGGTGGTGGTGATTCTTCTTTATAAAACTTACCCTTCGGTTGCCAGTATTCACCTTTTCTATATGCACCCATTTGTAATGATACATTTCTTTCTTCATCACTCAACCCCTTATGTCGACCCCACTCATCCATAGATTTTGCATATTTACCATCTAAGTGAGTTGTCACACTAGAACGATTCTCTTGAAATGTTTGATGGTCGAACTGCATGTACGATGCATTCCATTCTTCTCTTTTGAAAGGTACAACCTGACATAGTGGTGTACCTTCCTTAATGGTAAATGATTTCTGTACCTTTGGATAAAATATGATTTGTGCATTATCCATGTTACTGTTAAATGTATCAGTATCAATAATTCCTTGCCATGTTGCAAAGTATTGATTCTGAAATAAGAAGGGGTCTAAGTAGAAACATGAATAGCCTGAAGGTGTAACAATGTTCCAAGGGTTTCTCATTTTGAATGCATCATTGACAGGGCCATGAGTACCCATGTATTCAAATGCATTTCCCATTTGTGTATGATTATGTGAAGGTGATGCATAACCATCGTTCTTATCTTTAGTATAGAACTCTGTTGAATCGGAATCTGTTCCTACACCACAGTTAACTTCCATATCTCTATTTGCAACGAGATACCATCCCATCTTTAACCAGTCATCCATTGCAGGACAGGCACGTACTGTTGTTATACGTTTTCCATGTACATCCATACCAACCTTGAGGGTTTTCCACCACTCAGGTTGAACCGTTTTCGCAAGAACTGGTCTAAAGTTCTTAACCGTGTCCGTATCGTATGAATGGAATTCTATCGTCGGCACTGTACTTCGTCCTCCTGTCTGTTAATTTAACCTCGTCTCCTCTGATTACTATGGAACGTCTATCCATGTATCTTGCACTTTCATTTGGTGCATCTGCACCATGAGGTATTCTACCATCAAATAAAACTAAACGATTTGGTACAAATTCCACTTCTGCAATTTGATGGTTTTTAATATGTTCGTTTCTTCCTTGAAGACCCTGTTGTGGTGAATCATAAATTCTTAATGTACCACCCCATTTAGGGTTCCAAAATCTGTTATAATAATAT